ATCCTAAATATGTAGAAATAGCACGAACACGCATTGAAGCGTGGAATAAAGATGAAACGGCATATAAGGAACTATTTGAATAATGCCCTTGAGTAAAGCACAAAGACTTATAGCAGACAGCCCGATTCGTATGAGAGTAGCAGTTTGCGGGCGTAGATTTGGTAAGACACACTTGGCAGTTAGGGAATTAGCCAAGTTCGCTAGACTGCCAGATCAACGATGTTGGTATGTAGCACCATCCTACCGTATGGCTAAACAGATTGTATGGAAAAAGTTAAAGAAAAAACTATCTGGTATCAATTGGATTAAAAAAATCAATGAAAGCGATCTAACTATAGAATTAGTCAATGGCAGCGAAATAAGTCTCAGAGGCGCAGACAACTATGATAGTCTGCGTGGCGTGGGATTGAACTTTTTAGTTATAGACGAAGCTGCGGATATAGAACCAGAAGCATGGTATGAAGTACTGCGACCCACTCTCAGCGACACCGGAGGATCAGCATTATTCCTAGGCACGCCCAAAGGTTATAACTGGTTTAAGACATTGTACGATTTAGGTAAAACAAGAAATGGATGGGTCAGTTTCCAATTCTCTACGATTGACGGCGGGAATGTGCCCCAGGAAGAAATAGAACAAGCACGACTAGATCTAGATACCAGAACATTCCAACAGGAATATATGGGTACATTCGAGCAGTATGCCGGTATTATTGCGTATAGTTTCGGGGAGCATAACATTAAAAATGCAGAGGAAATCGCACCTACACAACCACTGATCCTGGGCCTAGACTTTAACATAAGCCCGATGTCCTGCGTGGTAATGACAAAAACAGAACAAGGACTACACGCCATAGATGAAATAATCATCTATAGTAGTAATACCAATGAACTTATTGAAGAAGTACGCAATCGCTATAGTCGTAATCCTATTACTTGTTATCCTGATCCTAGTGGTGTCCAGCGTAAAACAAGTGCCAATGGAAATACAGATATTCGATTGCTTGAACAAGCCGGATTCACCGTGCGTTATCATAGACAGCATGCCCAAGTCAAAGACAGAATAAATGCCGGTAATAGTTTATTCTATAAGAGAGATGATGGTTCTACACGATTCTATATAGATCCTAGATGTAAAGCCACTATTAAAAGCCTACAGAATTATAGCTATAAAGAAGGCACACAAATACCGGATAAGGATAGCGGTTGGGATCATGCTTTCGACGCATTAACATATCCTATAGAATTCTTATACCCAATACAAAAACCACAAGTAATAGCAACACCTCAACGATTTGGCCATGCTATTGTTCAACGATAAATAACTTAATATATAGGAAAAATATATGGATCAAACTTTATCTAATGCCTATGCTCAGGCCATGGGCACAAATCCTTTACATAGCCGTAATCGTAGTCGCTATCAATTTTTATATGATAGTTATGTAGGTGGAGAAGACTATAGGCTGGGTGGATATCTAACAAGATATCAACTAGAAACACCCGGTGAATATGAATTAAGACTACAAACAACTCCCTTGGATAATCAATGTCGCAGTATTATTGCTACTTACATTAGTTTCTTATTTAGACAATCGCCAGAGCGTGAATTCGGCAGCATGGAGAACGAGCCTACCATAGAAGGATTCCTAGAAGATGCTGACCGTGAAGGACGAGACTTGGACAGCGTAATGAAGCAGGCCAGCATATGGGCCAATGTATTCGGGCATGCATGGTTATTGTTAAGTAAGCCCAATATTGGTGCGGTGACATTAGCAGATGAATTAGCACAGGATATACGCCCTTATATTAATATGCTAACACCTTTGGTAGTCACTGATTGGTCATGGACAAGAATGGTTAACGGCAGTTATCAACTAGATTATTTTAAGTATATCGAAGATGTTAATGGTGATATTACTATTATTAAAGAATGGACTCTAGACGAAATCACAACGCATGTGGTAGATACTAAAAATGAAATAATTACAGAGACAATAGTAGAAATTAATGGTCTGGGCTGTATTCCCGCGGTGATTTTATACGCACATACCAGCAACATTCGTGGTATCGGTCTCAGTACTATCAGCGATTTAGCAGATAGTCAGCGTATGATCTATAACTTAACCAGTGAAGTAGAACAGGCAGTTCGTTTAGGATCACACCCAAGTTTAGTTAAAACAGCAGAAACAGATGCAGGCAGCGGTGCCGGTAGTATTATTCACATGCCGGATAATATGGATCCTGCGCTAAAACCATATGTATTAGAATTCAGTGGCCAGCCAATCGATAGTATCTATGTCAGTATTAAAAATATTGTAGATAGCATTGACAAGATGGCTAATACCGGTAGTATCCGTGCTACGGAAACAAGAGAAATGAGTGGGGTATCTAGAGAAGTAGAATTCCAACTTCTTAACGCTAGACTCAGCGAACAAGCAGATAATATTGAATTAGCAGAAGAACAACTATGGAAACTATATGCTGCATATCAAGGACAGACTTGGGATGGTGAAATATGTTATCCAGCTAGTTTTAGTATTCGCGATACACAAAATGAACTAACACAATTATTGAATAGTTATACTGCTATACAAGATCCTAATATTAAAACAGCAATACAAAATCAAATCGCAGAATTATTAGATCTAGATATTGAAGAAGATACTGCTCCTCCTGCCAATGCCGCAGAAGCCATGGTAGAAATACAACAAGAAGGTATGATCGATGGTTGTCCTTTACCAATGACAGATAAGGCCGCAAATATTGCTAATCATATGGTAGCAGTAGAAGAAGCCAACCTAGGCCCCGCCAGCGTCACACGCCCGGGTACATTCTGGATGGCTCGTGCCGATAGATTAGGTATCACTGAACAACAAAGTCGTAGCCAAACATGTAGCAACTGCGGATTCTATGTTAATACACAAGGCATTAAAGATTGTTTTACAGCAAATCAGCAAGCAGGTAATATTCCACTAGCCACAGAAGTTAATCCAACTTGGGAGAATGTCCCTAACCCTGCGGGCTATTGTGTCAAGTATGATATAACTTGTACTCCAACTAGAACATGTGATACATGGGCACCGGGCGGACCAATCGTAGATTAACTAAATAAATACACGACAGATAAGACTAACTTATCGAGATTTTTAACTTCTTAAGAAGGCGAGAGTAAAACGATGAACTCATATGAACAAACATCGGCAGATACAGGGGATACTGATTCCACTAACCAAACAAATAATCAGGCAACAGGATCAGAGAGATCTTATAGTCAAAAGGAAGTAGATGATATGATGGCCCGTATGAAAAATACGGTAGTCAAAAAAGCATTGAAGCCATATGAAGACTTAGGTGATCCAGAAGTAATTCGTCAAGTATTAACAGAGCATCAGCAGAAACAGCATGATCTCGCGGTTAAACGCGGTGAATTCGATAAAATCCTAAAAGATACCGTATCCAAGAAGGACGCGGAGATCCAAAAGCGAGATGAACTAATTCGCGAATTCAAAGTTGAACAACCTTTGGTTAATTTAGCAGCCCAATTTCGTAGTGTTAATCCTGATCAAGTTAAGCAACTGCTTAAACCATATGTAAGATTAAACGAGGAAGGCCAAGCAGAAGTTATTGATGCCAAGACGGGTACCGTCAGGTATGATGACTCTGGTAGCCCACTAAGCGTGGAAAAATATGTTAAGGAATTCCTAGACGCAAACCCACACTTTGTATCAGCAACTCCTGCTACTACAAATAGCCAAAGTAATGTCAATCGTGCCAGCCCTAGTGCCGGTGGATTCGATCTTAAGACATTAGATTTAACTCGTGCGGATCATAGAAAACTTTATGCCGAAGCAAGACGCAACGGCAAAATATAATATTAAGGAAACTTAAATGTCTTACTCTTATACTGCTGCTAATACAGCATATGATTTAGATAGTTTGGTTGTCGCTACTAAAGCCGCAACCGTTTATACAGCGCAAGAGCAAAGCCTGTTCCTAGGTGGTGCTTTAGTTCCTGTTGTTAATCTACCAGCAGGTAGTATCACAGCACAAATCCCAGTTATGGGCACTATTACTGCTACAAAATTGAGTAATGGTAGTCACACAGAACCAGATATCAGCGTGACCAATGTAGGCGATACAAAAGTTAGCATCTTGGCTAATATCTACGCCGCTCGCGATGTATTGCGTGACCTAGGCGCTGTTGATCCAGCAGAACTAGGCCGTGTGCTTGGCAACGCCGTTGTTAAAAAATTCGATATCGATGTAATGACTGCATTCGCAGGTGGATTCACAGCCAGTGCCGATACAGGTACATTAGGCGTTGATGACATCTTCGATGCTGTTGCTACAATCCGTGGTTCCGGTGAAATGGGCCAACTATATGGTATCATCAGCCCTGCTGCTGCAAATGAGTTGATGAAAGCTCTATACAACAGCAATGCTTATGTTGCCGGTGGTGACTTCCAAACCGAAGCCCTACGCAATGGTTTCCTAGGTACTATCGCTGGTGTTCGTATGTTCCAAAGTGCATACGCTACTGCTAGTGCTACAGGTACTACAGGCTTCAAAGGTGCTATTTTCGGTGCCGATGCAGCTCGTGTTGCTATGTTCAAGAATGTTGATTTAGAAGTTCAACGCCGTGCTGCTGCTGTTGGTAATGACATCGTTGCTAGCCTACACGCTGGCGTTGGTGTTGTAGATGCAACACGCGGTATTGCTCTTATCGACGCAGCCTAATCAGTGAAAGGTCTCTAACATGTCGTTTAATTATAATAATTCTACTTTTATAAGTTTCGCAGTATATGCGGATGTCACTGCTAGAGACCAACGATTCTTTGAAGCCAATGAAGGATTTACTAGCACAGATGTTAATACTCTATTAGCACAGGCCAGTCAGCGTATCTTATCACAAATTAAGAATACAGATTGGTACCGACAAGGTGCTTTTAATAACGATGCCAGCCTGGGCAACGATATTAGATTATTACCTGCGGTGAATCCTGATCATATCCTTGGCCGCCAACAGGAGTTTAAGGATCTTAACATATATCTAGCACTAAGCGAATATCTACTACCAAAAGTAGCAGACTTTGGCCAAGAAACAAGTGCCGAAGTTGTTAAGATTAAATTCTATCGTGATGCTTATACAGCATTATTAAAGGAAGTACTTGAATCCGGTGACTGGTATGACTTTAGTGGAAATGGAACCATAGCCACTGAAGAACGATATCCAAATAGATTAAACCTAGTGAGAATAAGATAATGAGAACAGAACTATTAACCTATCTAACAGCAAATCTAACTGCTAGTATCAAATCTAGCAATGAGTTGCCGTTTGATCAAGGCGGTAATGTTTTATATCTTAAGAATATGCGTAGAGTCTATATAGATGAACCATATATAGTACAAGAGGAGTTTATACCTACTCTAGACTTAAATGGTATCTTTAGAAATGTCACGCATATCAAGGCTTATTTGGCTGTCGATGCAAAGAATCGCAACGCAGATTTAGATTCCGCTTTAAGTACAATCGCGAACGCGAAGAATACTTCAACAATTACAAGTTCTTTCAGAAGAGAATTTGACTATACTACAACCATAGATAATGATATTTTACTCTATGAATTCGAGTATAGATTTTATAACATAGCATAAGGAAAAAGCAAAATGGCATATATCAACGCATCAAGTGCCGTTAATCGTGTTAAGTTAGTATTGATCAAGGCAAGCGCAATGGCTGGTTCTACACCTGTAGAAACAGACTTCTACTCTGCTGCAAGTAATACTACTGGTGCGATTACTACGGTCGCTCATGACGCTATCGTTGTTCCTGGATTACAAGATGTGACCATCAACAACAGCAACGGTTCTTTCCGTTGGAAGCAATTAGACCAATCCGGCGAAAATGTAATTACTACTAACGCTACAAACAGCTTAAGCGGCAACTTCGTTCTAGATCCAAATACATTCTTTGGTTCCGGTACCGGTGGCGGCGCAGGTCAAGATGGTGTATTCAAACTATCTAACGATCGTACAGCCGTAGCGTTCTTAATCGCTCCGGAAGGTGTCACTGATGGATCTGCTCTATTAATGGGTACAGGTTTTATCAGTGCGTTAGCACCAAAGGTTAGTGCTGATAGCCCAGTATGGGTAAGTCCTATTACCGTCGAGGTTAATGGCGACTATATCAAAGCAACAGCCGCTGTAGCAACCTAATATATTAACAATATATTATAAAGGCATCCTCGGATGCCTTTTTCTATGGATAAATATTCGAACACGGGAGGTGTTATGATATTTGATAAGTTAAACAACGAAGAGCTACTTCGTAGCATGGAAGCCGAAGCCGCAAAGGCTATGAGCGAGATTAAATGTGCTCGCAAAGACCTAGAACAAGCAGATGCAAGATTAAGATTTCTTCTATCTGTAATACATCACTTAAAAGATAAGATTGGAGAGTAAGATATGAATATTGGTCAATTCGCAAAAAAACCCGAACTAATTAAAATAGAAATTACAGATCCAGAGATCGTTAAAAACTATGACGGTGTAGTTAGTTTCTGGATTCTAGATAGTGTTGATATCAACACTTACTTTGAATTTTACAAAAGTCAAGCAGACAGCGATGGAGAAAAATTAAATGCCATCATGCGTAGTTTGATTCTAAATGAACAAGGCAAGAGTGTTATAGAACCTGGTCATATTTTACCTATTGATCTAGCATTGGCAGCATTAGGAGCGATCAATGACCGATTGGGAAAGTCAAGAACCAAGGAATCAGACCCAACGACTGGGGCGCAGCCTACTTAATAACCATAGGAGCATTGGCAAAGACATATGGACAACTACCAAGTTATGTACGAGACAATGCTACTACTTTCGATATTATGGTTATGGATGTAATGATGACTTGGGAAGAACATCAACGATATAAGGCAGAAGGTAGGATGCCTCCTCCTCCGGAATTATCTCAAGAAGAATTGCTGAAGATATTAAAGGAAACAAAAGGATAATATGGCCAATGAGATCAATAAGCGATTAGAAGAACTTAAAACAAGTTTAAGTCCTAAAGTCATGACTAAATTCGCTTATAATAAATTCTATAGCGTGACTCCTATTCGTAGTGGCAACGCTAGAAATCATACCAATCTTAAAAATGATAAGATTGAAGCCGATTATCCTTATGCTCAACGACTGGACGAGGGTTATAGTAAGCAATTCGGCGGTAGAGGAATGACGCAACCTACAATAGAATATATTAAGAGTTATATTAAAAGTTTGGAGAAAAAATAATGGCAACTAATGAAAAGTTTATATTAGAATTTGCTACACAAGGCGTTGAAAAGATTGATTCTGCCAAAAGTAAGATAGAATCTCTTAATAGCAAAATTAATACATTGGCTACAGCGATCCTGGGTGTAAGTTTTGCCAGTTTTATCAGCGGAGCATTACAGGCCGCTGATAGAGTCAGTGATTTTAGTGATGCTACAGGTATTACTATATCTAGCCTTAAGGCATTCGGTGCCGCATTGGATGAAAGCGGCGGTAAGGCTAAAAATACAGAAAAGATTATCAATGGCTTTTATGCGGCAATAGATAGTGCTAATCAAGGTAGTTTGGCTGCACGCGATGCTTTTAAGGCAGTAGGTGTAAGTTTAAGTGATTTACAAAATCTAGATGAATCAAAATTATTAGAAAAGACATTGGCAGGCCTGCGTGATATGCCAGCAGGTAGCGAACGAGCAGCCATAGCAACAACACTATTAACAAGAGCGTTTCGTGGTATTGATCCAAAAGCGTTTTGGGACGCACTGGATCCAGAAAAGTTTAAGGCCACAGAAGAAGCCACCAAAAAGGCCGCGGAAGCACAACAAAAATTAGAAGAAAAATATAGAACGCTACAAGAAGGTGCTATAAAGGCTCTAGAACCCATATTAAAATTAATGGGAGAACATACATTAACCGTAGCGGCCGCAGAAAAGATAGTCACAGCCCTAGGAGTTGCTATGGGATTGGCATTCGGTGCCAGCGTATTAGCAAACATAGTTAAAATTAATGCGGCATTGGGCATTACCGCTGGATTAAGTAATTTAATAGGTAAAGGTCCTGTTGGACTAATAGCCAAACTGGCCGCCCTAGGAGGAACAGCCGCACTATCCGGTGATCAACTGGAAGAATTAATTAAAAAGAATGATGCCTTAACTGCCAGTGCCGATAAGACAGCACAGGCAGTAGAAGAATCAAGAAAGAAATTCGCAGCAACCGATCCGCGTAGAATAGACCAAGGCGGTAAAGTATTAAGTACAAGTAATAACGCCGACGCTGCCAAACGCAGACAAGAATTAGATGCTAGACAAAAAGCCGAATTAGAAAGTAGCAAACGCATTGCTCAAAGTATTGCTGACACAGAAAAGTATATCGCAGAACAAACGGCTAGTGACATTGAAAAAATCGCTCTTGGTCGCGATGCGGATATAGCCAAAGCTTTAGAAGATATTAAAACAAAAGAATATCTCAGCGAAGCCCAAAAGGCCAAAGAATTCGCACAAAAGAAAAAGGAAATTGAGGCCAAGGCTAATCTCGAGATTGTAGAAGCTAAAAGACAGCAAGAAGCACAACTTGTACAACAAAAGGCTCAATACTCACAACAAAATGTACAACTATTAGGTCGAGAATATACCGAAGTACAGCGTATAACTGATCAAATCGCACAACAACCTCTAAAGTATAAAGAGATCGGCGATGAGATGTTAAAAAATGCTCGCATACAAGATGATGAAAAGCGACGCATAGAAGAAATAATTAGATTAAGAGCAGTAGATAAGTCTAATTCCGAAATACTCTTTAAGATAATGAGTAGTGGTGTTGATGCTGAAAATAAAATAGCGATCGCTAGACTTAAAGCCGCAGGTGCTAGTGACGAGATGATTGCTAAAAAGCAAGCAGAAGCAGATGCTACACAAAAAATATATGAATTATCATCATTGATTCCCGGTGCCTACGAAGCAGGCATGATAGCAGCCGGTAGAGAAAATGAATTAACAAAACAACAGATTGCCGATGCTAAAACATATAATGATTTATTCCAAAGTAGAGTACAATCAATCAATGATGAATTAGCAACAAAAAGATTACTGGCAGAAGAAGATGCTAGATTGGCCAAAGATTTCGATACCGGTTGGAGTTATGCCTTAAACAAATATGTAGAAAATAGCCAAAAAGCCGCAGAAGAGGCCAAGACATATTTCGATACTTTCGCAAGAGGATTCGAAGATGCCATGGTACGATTCGTACAAACAGGCAAGTTAAGTTTTAAGGATTTGGCCAATACCATCATAGCAGAATTTGTCAAAATCCAAAGTAGAAAACTATTAAGTGGAATATTTGACATAGCCGGCGGCGGAGGTGGTGGATTAGGTTTCCTAGGTAGTATCGGTAAGTTATTAGGATTCGCAGATGGCGGTAGTCCTCCTGTTGGTGTTCCAAGCATAGTAGGCGAACGAGGTCCGGAATTGTTTATACCTAGAACAGCCGGTACTATAGTACCAAATGAATTATTAGGTCAAGGATCAACAACACAAGTGACATATAATATCAATGCGGTAGATGCCAGTTCCTTCCAACAACTATTAGCCCGTGATCCACAATTCCTATTCGCAGTAAGTGAAAAAGGTCGTCGTAGCATGCCACAAGGAGCAATGAGATGAGCATACAAACTATAATTAATTCAGCACAGACAATTGATTTTACACGCGGGGCATTAGTAGCCAGTACAATGAGTCGCAGTGGTAGATTATTAACTGCTGCTAGAAACTGGACCAAGCCATGGACCTTTACTATAACACCTAAACCAGTATGGAAGTTCGCAGATAATAGAGGTATTATCGAAACTATTCTAAACTATGATAAAACAAAAGAATATGTAATCAACTTGGCCGACAACAGCAATATGGCATGGATGGTTCAATATCAAGGTGCTGCTGTGTTAGGTGCAACAGGTCTAGTTATAGATAATACCACAGATATTAATAGTACTATATTGGTATTAAGATTAGGTACTGCTAATATCGGTCATGCAGCAGGAACTATACTACTCAAAGCCGGTGATATCATACAGCCATATGGACATCGTTATCCATATGTAGTAGTCAATGATGTTTCAATGCCTATAGGTATCATCAATAGTAGTACTAAAATATCAGTGACATTGAATAGAGCATTGTTAGCAGAAGATGGTTATAGTTTCGCCGACAAAACATTAGTAGCAGGAGTAGATTGCCGCTGGCATGTCAAAGTGACAAAGTTGCCTAAAGTAAAATTCTTCGCCAAAGACTTTATACAATTTACAGACGACTTTGAAATAACAGAAGTGATTAACGGAGTAAGTACATAATGGCTATATCAATATCGGCACTTAATAGTAATCATGTAGAACATGGAATAATTCTAGATATCAGCGTCTATGATGACAATGGTAATCCATGGACTTATCATATCAGCAACTGCGCTACTAAAATCTATAGACCGGATCCTGCTCAGCCTGGTACAAATATAGAATACTTTCCTTACGCAGGTTTTCTAGATGCTGGAGAAATACAAGGCAATTTACAAAATACAGCCAATGAAATCGCTATCGGTATTAGTGCTATTCCGGCACAATATATCGATACCGTATTAGGACATGCTATTAAAGGTGGAACATTAAGAATCTATAGAGTATTCTTTGATACACAAACACAAACCGTTGTTAATAATGGAATACATCAACGATTTGTAGGTTATATTACAAACTTCGCTGTACAAGAAGATATTGAATTAAGTGGAGCATTAGGTACCGTTGTACATACACTTACATTAACAGCCAGTAGTATTATCGGTATATTAGATCATAAGATTACCGGCCGTAGAACTAATGAAAGTAGTTGGCAATATCAATATGATGATATGGGTTCGGCTATATTAACAGATTTGTCTATGGGCCGGGTAGAAGCACTTAAAAACGCACAATTTGATTTTGGTAAGAAAGTTTAACTATGACAATGAGATTTGCTGTTATAACAGATGATGCGATTGTAGATTTTATAGAACAAATAAAACCTCTATTAGAACTACACTATGAAGAAATAACATTAGATAAAGATGTTATTAAATTAAAACCTAACTGGGAAAGATATCTAAGACTAAGTCACATGGATAAGTTGGCTACATTAGCAGCATATGATGATGACAAGTTAGTAGGATATAGTATATTCTTCCTCGAGGAACATATACACTATGAAGATAATATCATAGCGAGAAATGATGTATTATTTCTACATCCAGAATATCGTAAGGGCATGACCGGAATTAAACTGATAAAAGCCAGCGAGGATATGTTGAGTAATATGGGCGTAAGCAAGATTTTCTGGCACATTAAATATAGTAGAGATTTTAGGTCTATCTTATATAGAATGGGCTATAAAGATGAAGATATAATTTTAGGCAAAGCCTTAAGAGGAGCATAATATGGGTGGTTTGGCAATTATCGGCGAGATCGTAGGAACTTGGTTAGGTTTAACCGGTGCGGCCGCCGTTGTAGCAGGTAGTTTAGTAGCCATCGCCGGGGCCATGATGGTTAGTCGATTGATCAATGGTAGCCCAGGTAATACAGGAAGTAGTACAGCCAATGAACAAGGTACAAGACAACAATTACAACCTGATACTGGAAATAAGATTCCAGTGCTTTATGGTAGTGCGTATTGTAATGGTATTATCACAGATGCTTATCTAGATAATAATAATCAAACAATGACATACATCATGGCTATTAGTGAAACTACTGAAAGTCGCGGTAATGTCACAGCGGATTATACCGTAGAAGATATCTATTGGAATGATTTAAGATTAGTCTTTGATAATACCGATCCTAGTAAAGTTGTCTCTGGTAAAAAGAATGTCGCTGATCCAGATCCAGCAGTAGAAGATTACACAGACAATAACTTTGATGGTAAAGTTTATATCAGTGTATATGCTGGTGGTGCCGCTGCTAATAATAAGATCCTAGGTAAAAATCAAACAGCCAAAGATGCTGTGAATAGATTTGTAAAAGAAGGTGATCCTTTACATTGGAATGATGGCACATATAACTATACCAACTTGGTATTTGCCGTTGTACAAGTCAATTATGATAGCAGTAAAGGATTCACAGGCCTGCCAACTATAACCTTTAAAATTAAAAATAGTATGGATAATCCCGGCGAGATTCTATATGATTATCTTACCACAGAACGATATGGTGCCGGAATACCAGATAGTGAAATAGATATAGATAGTCTAGATACATTATATGATTTTGCTAACGAATATGTAGCCTATACTCCAGTCGAACCAGATAGTACTACCATGGGTGATTTCGTTATAGGTAATCACTATAAGATTACAAGCCTAGGTAATACCACTCAGGCGAATTGGAATACATTAGCCGGAACAACTGGCCATACATATCATGTTAATGATGTTATTATTGCCGCCGCCACAGGCACCGGTTATGGAACAGGTTTGGCAGATAATATAGGGCAGAAACGCTATACATTAAATGGATTGATAGATACCAGCAGATCATGCCGCGATAATATCGAAACAATCTCATTGAACTGCGGAACATGGGTTAGTTATAATGTCGAAAGAGGTCAATGGCGTGCCATAGCAAAGACTTGTTTGCCTGGCACTACATGGAGCGGTCAAGGACGCACCGGTGATCCAACAGATCCACAACCGGATATTATTCTAACAGATGATCATATTATAGGTGGTATGAATATCAGCAGTACTAAACTTGATAACTTATACAATGCAGCAGATATCACATTCTATGATAGAAATAATCGCGATACAAGAGGATTCCAATATGTAGATTTGGCAGATATTCGTCCAGATCTTATCAATGCCAATGAACCAACTAATGCGCTACGATTACAATTAGATTTAACAAATAATAATGTACAAGCAGAAAGATTAGCCAACCTAGAATTAAAACAAAGTCGTGATGATTTAGTAGTGACTTTTACTACAACATATTATGGCTTACAGCTACAAGCCGGTGATGTAGTTGGTATCTATCAACCACAACCATATGGTTGGTATGATACAGCGTTCCCATATGGAAAATATTTCCGTGTATTAAGCACACGAGAAATAGAAGATGGATATAATCTAAAAGTTGAAATCACCGCTATTGAATATAACGCAGATGTTTATGCCGATGAGAATATTACAGAATTCTATACAAAGCGAAATATTGGTATTCCTCCAAATGGCGGCGATGAAAATTATCCTGCTCCTATAGTAGAAATTCGTGATGTCAATAACAATACCGGTACTCCAAACTTCGGTATCAAAGTTAAAGTACCTTCTACTGGTGGTCCATATGATTTGATTGAAGTTCGCTATGCCGAAGGTGATGACTTCGCCGGCTATGGAGCAGATATATCTTTCGTGGGTGCTACTAAAGGTAATCAATTAGCAGTGACCGATGTATCCAGTCTTGAACGAATAAGAGCAGGACACAGACTACGAGGATATTATACCGACAAATATAATAATGTATATAATCTAGATTGGCAAGGCACAGGTGCTGCCGGTATCTATATTATCGGCCCCGGTGATGGTAATATCAGTGCTCCTGGTAATGGCGGCGTGGGAAGTTATACACTCAGTGAAGTAGTAGATCCTCCCGTACCATATGGAACAAGAATCTATACTACATATCGCGATGCCAAATTGGCTGGTAGAAATTATAATAATACATTAACCGTGGATAATGTATATGATGGAGATATCGGTACCAGCGTAGATGGTAAGAGATTCTATAATAATATCGTAGAAGAAGAAATTAATGGTGGCTATTTCCAAGGTAGTATCGCCGGCGATGTATTAACGGTAAGTGCGTTAAAATGGGGAAACTTACAACCTCCGCAACCACCCTTTACAGGATATCAACACTATTTGTATATCAGTGGTACTGGTATAACATCCGGCACTTATGTGACACAACAAATCATTCCTTTACAAGCAGGAGAAACCCAAGGTGGTAAGGGTAGATATAGATTAAATGCTGCATATACCGCAGCAGTCTCCAGCACTGCTATTCGTAGCAACTGGGCATATCCGGGCTTAATGATTAAGAAAGGTTTAACCGGCTCGGGTGGAACAGGAACATATCAAACAAACTATGTACAATCATTAGGAGGATCGCCTAATCCAGGTCTTAATGATGTAAATCTAATAACCAAATATAGTTATCCAGATGATGAAAGTTATAAATTCTTAACTTATATAAGACCCGATAGCAATACTACAACATTCTTCTTGTTAGGAGAAATTCGTGTAATCAGTATCTTTAACTTACCTGCTAATGGCGATGATAAGAAATATTTTATCAAATGCCGTATGGGTAATAGTAGCACAGGAATATTTGGCCCATGGAGTGACTTAAATGAAGTAGATTTAGAAGTTCCGCATGTATATTGGGACCCTAGCAATAGCGGAGCATTACAAATCAAAGCAGGTCTATTAAGAATGGACTTTGGAAAACTAGAAATACCTAATAACGGATTCTGGTTGATGAAGACGGCCCAGGTCCTGGACTTTGGGTCTATAAATAATGTAAGAGCAAGACATAATCTAGATTTAGGTCTATTAGATGTCCAAGAAAATGTAGTAGATAATGGCACAGACTTCGAGGGATTTGTGTATCAAGATAAACCAGAATAAGGATTTTAGAATATGGCGTTAAGATTAAGACGAGGTTTGAATACAGATAGATTAAATATGATCCCCGAAGAAGGGGAAATAATCTATGTCACAGATTACGCAGTCGCAGAAGTAAGCCCACTATGGGTAGGTGATGGCGTCACAACCGGTGGTGTAGCCGCAGGTGCCACTACACTAGATGAACTACAAGATGTACAAATAAGTGGTCTAGGCGGTGTTAGTCTCGCAGATGGTCAAGCATTAGTATATGATGGTACAATATGGCGTAATACACGCGAATTCAGCGTGAATAGTGCGGCCAATGCTATTAAGCATACAAGAGAAGCAACCAGCGCCGATGGATCAACACAAACCAGAACTGCCCTAATTGTCAGTAAGAAAATCACAGATATTAGTACTACAGCAATTGGTGATCACGGCGGGCCTGCGATTAGTTTTAACGCAGAAACCGCAAATAGTTCCAGTAGCCAAATATTTGCCCAAGTAGCAGGTTTATATAATGATACATCCGGTACGCATGATATTGCTATCTTTACCAGCGATGATAATTTTACATCAGCCAGCGAAGTTTATATCGGTAGTAGTGCCAGAACAAACATTAATAATGGTGTATTGTATGTAGATAAAACAACCAATCGAGTAGGTGTTAATACGATAGGACCTTTATATGATCTAGATATAAATGGTACCGTTAGAGCCACAGGTAGTATCCTAGGTAATGTACAAGTAGGACTGGCCAATGACAATACTGTGACAACTAGCACTGGTAATCTAATATTGGATAGTGATGCTGGAACAACACAAGTCAATGATAATCTATCGGTAAGCGGTGATGTCACAGCCAACGGAGCAACTTTAGGTAATATACAAGTAGGACTAACCGATAATACAATTACAACATCTAGCGGTGACTTAACCATAAGCAGTCAAGGTGTTATTAATGTATCAAATGATCTATTTGTAAATTCTGGATATTTGAAGACTTTAGCCAGTACAGCATATCTATATAATACAAATGCCACTGCTATTCAAATCGGTAGTACTGCCAGTACAATAACTATACCCGGCAACTTAACCGTTAATGGAACTACTACTACGATTAACAGCACTACGGTATCGGTTGATGATAAAAATATTGAATTGGGTAGCGTGACTACTCCCACTGATATTACAGCAGATGGCGGCGGCATTACACTAAGAGGTACTACTAATAAAACTATTACATGGCAATCTAGCAATGATAAATGGAATTTTAATAAAGGTTTATATATCACAGGCGATTTAGTCACCAGCGCTGGTAGTAATACATTCCTAGGTAATGGAACATTCGCCAATGGAGCAACATACGCAATATCGGCCAATGGTACTTCAGGTGATGTAGGTATAGGTAATGATTTATATGTATATGGTGATCAATTAAAACTTAATGCTAGTGCTACTAACGGTGTCGATGTTAATATTATAGTAAAAAGAAATACTACAGATGCTTATTTAAGATGGACTGAATTAGGAACATATTGGAGAACTAGCCACGAATTTAGATGCGATGGTGATATATGGGCCGGTGACGATCTATTCGTTAAAGGCGATAATGTTAAAATTAATGCGGATCAAAGTACAGATATTACAGCAGGCCTTGAAATTAATCGCCCTGTAGCAAATAATAGTGTATTCTGGCGTTGGAATGAAACAGATAAAAACTGGCAACCAACAAATACTAATAATGATAATACATTAAACAGCATCTATGCAGCAGGTGATATTGCCTCAGGTAGTACGATATATGGATCTAAAGTTATTATTGATCAACAAGTAGCATTCGATACCGCAACATTAACCTTAACTGCAGGTGCTACAGATACAATTTTATCCACAGATAGAAATGTTAATAAAGCATTGATCTATATCAAAGATACAACTACCGATGCTACTCATGCAGTTGAAGCATTAGTATTAAGAACTCCCACAGGAGCAAAAATAACAACATATGGGGAATTATATAGTGCGTCAAGTTTGGCTACATTCTCCGCAGACATTGATGGCAGTAATAATTTAAGATTGCGCGTGACATCAACTAGTACTAACTCTCTATCTATTAGTGCTGTTAGAACAAGTTTATCATAAGGATAGTGTGAATTATGAGTAATGAAAAGTTTAGAGTAAAATATGGATTAGCAGTAGGTACTGCCGATCCTTTAACCGTTGATAGTAGCGGTAATATTAATACAAGTGGTAGTGCCACAATAGGATCTACAAAAATAGATGCTACTGGCACAAGAGAAATTAGTACCACAGGCGGTAGTTTAACTATTACCAGTAGCAACAATGATGTCGCTGTTAATGCCGCATTGACCGTGGCTAATACACTAACACATAATGGTGCTAACGCATACTTAAATGGTAATGTATATTTGGGTAGTGATACCAGTGACAGCGTTAATGTCATGGGTAATATCACCATGACTAATAATAGTAGTACAACTCGTGGCTATAAAGGTGTTGTAGGTACTAATGATTATTTCCAATTCGGTGGTGGAGACTTAGGAACCAATGCTGGCTTCGCAGAAATCGCCACAGGTGATGATGGTACTGAACCAATCTATGCTCGTCAATATACAGCAGGTTTGGCTACTCGTACTGCTACAATTTTAGATGCCAGTGGAAATACTACTTTTCCGGGCAATGTCACTGCTGGCTCACTGACTGCGTTAGGAAATGGATATATCTATAGTTCTTCTAATCTGGCTATGGCTTTAACAGGTGCTAATGTTGATGTAATAGGTAATTTAACCGTCGGTGGTAATCTAACAATCAATGGCGATACAACAACATTGAATACTACAACTTTAAGTGTAGAAGATAATATTATTACATTGAATAGTAATGTCACTGGCACACCTAGTACGGACGCAGGTATTGAAGTAAAACGCGGAACTAGTACTAATAGTAGTATCAACTGGAATGAAACCACAGATAAGTGGGAACAGAATCGTGCCGGTACCAGCACCGTAATACCTGTCAACACAACTGAATTAGCAGAAGGTACAAACTTATATTATACCACTGCTAGAGCAAACACAGACTTTGATACTCGTCTTGCTACAAAATCAACAACTAATTTAGCAGAAGGTACTAATCTTTATTATACAGATAGTAGAGCAAGAGCAGCATTAAGCGGTAATACCGGCGTGACTTATAGTACTTCTACCGGACAGATCAGTATTGGTCAGGATGTAGCCACTACTGCCAATGTGCAGTTCCAAGACATATACCAAACAAGACGAAATTATATCGGTGCTATTCGTAATGCTACAACAAATACCAACGGTGATGTATGGAGTTATACAAGTGGTGCCGGTACTGGATTCCGCGGATATAGCGTAGATAATAGTGCTCTTACAACAAAACGCCCTGGTTATTTCTTACGCAGTTATAGTGGTGGCGCAGCCACTCCTAGAACAGACTTTATGTATGAAAGTGCTCGTGGCACAGCGGCAAGTCCAACTGCTATTC